AAGAAGAAGTACGACGTGCGTGGGGTTGACCTCATCGTACTTGACGAGTGCTCCATGATCGGAGACCGGATCGCGACAGACCTGCGATTTTTCGGCGTCCCTATTTTAGCCATCGGAGACCCTGCACAGCTCCCGCCAGTCAACGACGGCGCAGGTCTTGGCTACTTCACGCGCGGCATACCCGACGTCATACTGACCGAGGTCCACCGGCAGGCTGCAGGCAACCCAATCCTGCAGTTGGCCACGAAAGCGCGGAATGGAGAGAAGTTACCATACGGCAAGTACGGCGATTCAGAGGTGTTGTTCTCCGGAGACATCGACCCAGAGGACCTATGGACTGCAGATCAAGTCCTCGTCGGCACCAACGCGACCCGCGCGAGACTCAACAAGCGGGCCCGTACCCACTTCGGTATGGTGGACCCGACGCCTATGTTCGGGGATAAGATCATCTGCACGCGCAACAGTGCGAACTACGGCATCTTCAACGGGGAGATGTTCACGGTGATCCGCTGTGACGAACAGTCAGCCGCATGGCTATCCATGGACCTCGTGCGGCTGGAAGACCCCACAAACACCATCATCCAAGACGTGCGCGTGCACCGGACTATGTTCGTGCCGGATGGAGAGACGCGTACTGACTCGACACTCGGGGACTCGGGACGGTTCGCCTACGGCTACGCGATCACAGCGCACAAGGCGCAGGGCAGCCAATGGGACAACGTCATCGTGATAGACGAGAGCACGGTGTTCCGCGATATGAAAGACAAATGGTTGTACACGGCGATTACCCGCGCCTCGAAGGTCGTGACGATAGGGAAGGGCCGTATCTAATGGATACCATCGCACTCGATTTCGAAACATTTTACGCAAAAGATTACTCATTGTCTCGAATGACAACGGAAGAGTACATCAGAGACCCGAGGTTTCAGGTCATCGGCGTGAGCACAAAAGTGAACGACGAAGTGCCGGTATGGTTCAGCGGCACGGCCAAGGAGACGATCGCGCACCTGCGCAGTTTTGATTGGGCCAACAGCATGCTCATTGCACACAACACGATATTCGACGCTGCCATCCTATCGTGGCGGTGCGGCATCCGCCCAAAGGTCGTAGCTGACACGCTGTCTATGTCCCGCGCCATGTTCGGCGTGGATGCAGGGCACAGCCTCAAGGTGCTCGCCTCGCGGCTTGGGCTACCAGCCAAGGGAGATGAAGTCACCCGCGCTATCGGTATGCGCCGCGCAGACTTTTCTGCGAAGCAGCTGCACGACTATGGTGAATACTGCCGGCTCGACACGCACCTGACGTATGAGGCGTTCCGCGAGATGCTGGCACGTGGGTTCCCACGCAGCGAAATGAAGCTGGTTGACCTCACGATCAAGATGTTCACCGAACCCATGCTCGAGTTGGACGTGCCGCACCTTGAGGGCCACCTGATCCGCACACAGCGGGCCAAGGCCGACCTTATCGAGAGTGCCGGAGTCGACCGCAAGATGCTCATGTCGAACCCGAAGTTTGCGACCATGCTGGAAGAACTCGGCGTCGTGCCGCCGATGAAGATCAGCCCAACGACGGGCAAGGAGACGTTTGCTTTCGCTAAAAACGACGAAGACTTCCAAGCCCTGATGGAGCACGAGGATGTCCGCGTGCAGGCCCTAGTCGCTGCCCGTGTGGGAAGCAAGAGCACGCTGGAGGAGACACGGACGGAACGATTCATTGCGATCGGCAACAGGGGAAAGTTCCCTGTACCGCTGCGCTACTATGCCGCACACACGGGCCGCTGGGGCGGAACCGACAAAATTAACATGCAGAATTTACCCTCGCGCGGCCCCAACGCCAAACAACTCAAGAAGGCGATCCGCGCACCAGAGGGTCATGTCCTTATCGACTGCGACTCCAGTCAGATTGAGGCCCGCGTATTGGCGTGGTTGGCAGGGCAAGACGACCTAACTGCGGCGTTCGCACGCGGCGAAGACGTCTACAAGATCATGGCGTCGAAGATTTACGGTAACAAGCCCGAAGACGTGGATAAAGGGCAGCGGCAGGTAGGGAAAACCGTAATTTTAGGGGCAGGCTATGGCGTCGGCCACCACAAGCTGCAGCTGTTCCTCAAGACACAGGCAGGCGTAGATGTTGACCTCGACGAGGCGAAGCGCATCATTGACATCTACCGACAGTCTAACAACCGGATCAGCCGCATGTGGCGCGCGGCGCAACGGACTATCGAGTCTCTCGAAAGAGGCGACCGCCTATCTTTTGGTCGCGCCGGCGTACTTGGTGTCGACGCCGAAGACAGCGCACTCATCCTACCGAACGGACTGCCGATCCGATACGATGGGCTCTTTGCGGAGCAGGGGGAGAAGGGGTACGAGTATAAGTACAAGACGCGGCGCGGCGAGAAGCGGCTGTACGGCGGTGCATGCGTGGAGAATGTCACACAGGCACTTGCACGTATTGTAGTTGGCGAGCAGATGCTAAAGATAGCGAAACGGCACCGCGTTGTGTTGACAGTGCACGACAGTGTTGTATCCTGTGTACCCGAGGCCGAAGCAGATGAGGCGCGGGAGTACATAGAAACCTGCATGCGGTGGACACCAGAGTGGGCAGCAGGACTGCCGGTAAACTGTGAGTCCGGCGTCGGCGCATCATACGGAGATTGCGAATGACGGATATAAGCACCGAGGAAAAAATCCTCTTGGGTCTGGACGCCTACCCCAACCTCGACGCGGAAGGCATTGTCGATGGGCAGCCGCGGGCGGGCAGACCCATTACCCCGCAGGAGTTTGAGCGGGCCCTTTTATGGCTGCGACTGAGAGGTAAAATGACGAAGCGCGTGGCGCGGTGGTGTAGTAGCTACGGACTAAAACATCTGGCGTCTTCGGATTTGAAGCGCGCCCGCCACGATGCTTCGTTTATGCCAGAAGGTGACTACTACATAAGCAACGGGGCGTTCATTTGTGCTGCGGCCTATTTGGGGTATACGATACAGCGCATCGGGGATACTCCAAACGCAGCTCTGAATATCGGGCGGGTGGTGTAAGCTATGAGTAAGACACCTGCATGGTCGTTCAGCCGGATCAAAGCGTTCGACACCTGCCCGAAACAATTCTACCACACGTCGGTCCTCAAGGAGTTCCCCTACGTCGAGACCGATGCGATGCGGTACGGCACAGAGTTCCACAAGGCGGCCGAGGACTTTATTGCTGACGGCACTCCTGTGCCGGAGCGGTTCGCCTTTACACAACCCGTGCTTGATGCGCTGGCTGCCAAGCCCGGCGATAAGCTGTGCGAATACAAGTTCGGCCTGACCGCCGCGTTGGAGCCGTGCGACTTCTTCGCCAAGGATGTTTGGTTCCGTGGCATTGTCGATCTGATTATCATCGACGGGGATACCGCGACGATCGTGGATTACAAGACAGGCAAGTCGGCACGCTACGCCGAAAAAGGTCAGCTGGAGCTGATGGCCTTGGCCATGTTCAAGCACTTCCCTGACCTGAAAGTGGTGCGTGGCGGGCTCGTGTTCGTCATTGCAAATGAAGCTGTGAAGGCGAAGTACGACCGCGACGGTGAAAGTGGGCTTTGGAAAAAGTGGCTTTCGGAGTATGCTAAGATGGAGAAAGCGTTCGAGGTGGATGTGTGGAACCCCCGCCCGAGCGGCCTCTGCAAACGACACTGCCCAGTAACGGAGTGTCCCCATAACGGACAAAATTGATGCCATACGTGAACAAACCACGACCCTATGCGAAAGAGTACCAGCAGCAAAAGGCGCGGGGCGAAGGTGCCGCGCGCCTTGAGCGGCAACGCGCCCGAGCAGCCTTCGACAAGAAGAACGGTAAGGCCGCACGTGCGGGAAAAGACATTGGCCACAAGAAACCGCTGGCGCGCGGTGGGTCGAACAGCGACGGATACCGCGTCGAGAACCGGAGCAAGAACCGTGCAAAGGGTGGCGCACTAAGTAAACCACCCAAGAAAAAGTAATTATGCCCCGCGCATAACAGGAGACACCCGTGCAGATTATTGACAATAAAGCCCTGCAGTACAAACTGCGGAACCCCGCCCCTATCCTTGCAGCCATCCCAGAGAGTCGACTTATCGACGATAACACTGTCTTGGTTAAGTGGGACTTGCCACAGGTGCAGACCCTGCGCGCCCTCAACTACCCTGCCCCGTCGCCGATCATCGGCCGATATAAGTGGCCGGGCAAGTACAAACCGTTCGATCACCAGCGCACCACGGCAGAGTTTTTGACGCTGAACAAGCGTGCGTTCTGCTTTAACGAACAAGGGACGGGGAAAACGGGCAGTGCCATTTGGGCCGCGGACTTCCTCATGCAACGTGGGCTTGTGAAACGCGCGCTTGTCGTATGCCCGGTGTCGATCATGGACGCCGCATGGCGTGCCGACCTGTTTAACTTCGCGATGCACCGCAAGGTTGACATCGCCCATGGTGCGGCGGCAAAGCGACGCAAGATTATTGCGAGCGACGCCGAGTTCGTCATCATCAACTTCGACGGCCTGAAAGTGGTAGAGAAAGAGATCGCCGAGGGCGGGTTCGACCTTATCATCATCGACGAGGCCAGTGCATACCAGAACTCTCAGACGGCACGGTGGAAGACGTTACACCGATTGGTCACAGATGACACGTGGTTGTGGATGATGACCGGAACACCGGCAGCACAGGGGCCCGAGAACGCATTCGGCCTCGCCAAGCTGGTAAACCCCACAGGGGTACCGAAATTCTTCGGTAAGTTCCGCGACGAGGTCATGGTAAAAATCACGCCCTTCAAGTGGGCCCCGAAGAAGACTGCCACGGAGACAGTGCATCGCGTACTGCAACCGGCCATACGCTTCACTAAGGACGAGTGTCTCGACCTACCAGATCTTGTGTACGTTAAGCGACATGTTGAGCTGACCAAGCAGCAGCAGGCATTCTACGACCGCATCCGCAAGGACCGCACAATGCGGGCGGCTGGAGAAGATGTAACGGCAGTCAACGCTGCGGTGCTGATGACAAAGCTCCTGCAGGTATCGTGTGGCGCGGCATATACGGACGACAGCAACACCCTGCAGTTTGACATCTCGTCACGATACAAAGTCCTCAAGGAGGTCATCGACGAGACACCGAACAAAGTGCTGGTGTTTGTGCCATTCCAGAACACAATCGAGAGCCTGACAGCCAAACTGGTTGGCGACGGCATCACCGCCGAGATCATCAGCGGCAGCGTCAAGGTCGGCGACCGCACCGATATCTTCCGCAGGTTTCAGACGGCAACGGACCCCAAGGTTCTGGTGATCCAACCCCAAGCTGCGGCGCACGGTGTGACGCTGACAGCGGCCGATACTATTGTCTGGTGGGGCCCGACATCTTCACTTGAGACATACGCGCAGGCGAACGCGCGCATCCACAGATCAGGGCAAGTCAACAAATGCACGGTTGTGCAGCTTGAAGGTTCCCCTGTGGAGCGACGCTTTTACCAGCTTTTGGATGACAAGATCGACGTGCACTCAAAAATGATCGACTTGTACAATGGAACACTTGACTAGGTGTTCGAAACACGGTACTAACGCCGAAACAACACAAAACGGAGAGAGACATGACTGATACAGTAGACACATCTGTGGACCGCTTGACACGCATCTACATTAAGATCCGCGACGCGAAGGCCGCAGTGTCGGCCGAGTTCAAGGAGAAGGACAAGAAGTTGACCGACCAGATGAACGCGGTCAAGGCTCAACTCTTGGACTACTGCAAAGAGCAGAACGTCGAGAGCGTCCGCACATCCGAGGGGATGTTTTACCGCACAGTAAAGACGCGGTACTGGACGAGCGACTGGGCCGCAATGCACCAATTCGTTGTCGAGCACAGCATGCCAGAGTTCTTGGAGAAGCGTCTGAACCAGACTGCAGTCAAAGAGTTTCTGGAAGAAAACCCTGAAACCGTACCGCCGGGCCTGAATGTGGACTCGGAGTACATGATATCTGTGAGGAAAAAATGACAGGTAGTGACAAGTACGTTACAACAGCGGCTCTGGCAGCGCACTTCGGTGTATCGCCAGCGACGATTATCACCATGGTACGGGCGGGTGACATCCCTGCCGGAACTTACACGCGCATGGGCCGAGTGTTTCGCTTCGACCTAGCTCGCGTGGAAGCTGCACTCCTTGAGCGCGAGGAGAGCAAACCTGCCGACGCGCAGATGGAGTTTGACTTTAACCCCGACTCAGACGATGAATCTGAGCACTTTAAAATGGAGAATGACAATGAGTGACCTAGACATCTTTAAGGGCAACAGCCTTGTAAGTGGTGACTTGTTCAAGTCCTTGATGGACGACAACAAGAAAATGGCAGGTGGGAGCGGCGCTTCCGGCCGCCGGATCAGTATTCGCGGTAGCCGTTTCCGCATGGTTGTCGATGGCGAGCAGGTGTCTGTCAGCAAGAACAGCACGCTGAACATGGTGATCGTGGATGCTGCGTCTATTGGGCGTACGTACTACGAGGGTGCGTTCGACGCTGAAAACCCGTCTGCCCCTGTGTGCTGGTCTGGTGACACCCGCAAGCCAAGCGACGACGTGCCCGAAGACCAGCGCAAGGCTGCCACTTGCGGCGAGTGCCCGATGAACGTCAAAGGCTCCGGCCAAGGCGAGAGCCGTGCGTGCCGCTTCTCTCAGCGTCTCGCGGTTATGTTGGAAGGCGAGAACGATCAGGTATATCAGTTGCAGTTGCCCGCCACGTCTATTTTCGGTTCTGCCGAGGGCGCTGACATGGGACTGCAGGCTTACATCAAGTACCTCTCTGCCCACAACACTCCTGCCATTGCGGTCATGACCGAGATGCGCTTCGACGATGATGCGACAGCACCCAAGCTGTATTTCCGCCCTGTGCGCGCACTGGACGAAGAAGAGCTGAAGGCTGCCATCGCACTGCGTGACAGCGACGAGGCCAAGAAGGCCATCGAGTTCACCGTGGCCCAGACAGACGGCGTGCAGAAGAAGCCCGCTACCAAGAAGGAAGATCCCAAGGCAGAGAAGAAGCCAGCTGCCAAGAAGGAAGAGTCCGAGCAGGACGAGGTTGGTGAGCCGACCAAGGTCACGAAAGCCCCGAAGAAGGCTGAACCCGAGACCAAGTCGGCCGATGCCTTGGCGGATGTCCTTGCAGAATGGGACGACTGATCGCCTGAAAAAGCCGGCCACGGGGCGACCCGTGGCCGACCACAATAACAACAGGCGGCGACAATGGACACACAAGATTTTTTACAAGCTGTCCTTGGGGACAGCGGCCACTACTGCCTACTCAGCATATCCAGCGAGAGCCGGAAGTTCCGTAAGCAGAAGTTTTACCCGACAATCGCCCGTCTCATAGACGCGGCGTATATGGCAGATCAGAACGAGCACGATGTGTATTTCGGGCTCGCGACGTTCAAAGACCCGAGCATCGAAAAGCCCCGCAGCGCGGTAAACACACTGCAGCTGCGTGCTATGTTCATGGACCTCGACTGCGGGCCCGGCAAAGAGTTTGCCGATCAGCCTACGGCCATCGCCGAGCTGCGAGGCTTCTGCAAGGCGGCAGGTCTGCGCAAGCCTTATATGGTCAACAGCGGCCGCGGCGTCCACGTCTACTGGCCCCTGTCGGAGCCAGTGCCTACCGCGGAGTGGCGCCCTGTGGCAGAGGCTCTCAAGCGTGCCTGCGCTGTGCACGGACTTGAGGCAGACCCGACATGTACAAGTGACGCATCACGCATCTTGCGGGTACCGCTTACCCACAACTACAAGGGCAACCCCCCACTGCCCGTCAAGGTCATGCAGGGTGGCACGGTCACGCCGTACACCCTCGGAGAGTTTTCGGCGGCACTGACTGCGTTCGCCCCAGAGGCAGCGCCCAAGGCGTCCGTTGCACCGCTCCCGTTCTCTACGTTGATGACCGCTGACGAAGACCCGATGATGCAGCGCATGATGCGTAACAGGGTTACGAAGTTCAAAACTATCCTGACCAAGTCGGTCGAGGGACGAGGTTGCGCGCAGATCAAGCACGCGTTCGAGAACCAAGAAGACCTGAGTGAGCCGTTGTGGCGCGGTGCGCTGTCGATTTGTATGCCCTGCGAAGATGCGGCGCAGGGTGCGCATGCGATGTCGCGCAATCACCCAGAGTATTCCCGTGAGGACACCGTCGAGAAGATGGAGGGTATTGTCGGGCCACATAAGTGCAGCACGTTTGAAAGCCTGAACCCTGAAGGGTGTGAAGGCTGCCCCCTCAAGGGTAAGATCACGTCTCCGGTGCAAATCGGTGCCGAGATCGAAGCGGCCCCAGAAGATGAACCGGTGATCGTCGAGGAGATTTCGGTGGGTAGCGGGGCGCTGCAGGAGTATGCGATACCGCCATACCCTAAGCCTTATTTCCGCGGCAATCAGGGCGGAGTATACGTCAAAGACGTTGATGAGGCGGGCGATCCCGTCGACATGCCGGTGTATGAAAACGACTTATATTATGTGAGCCGGATCAGGGACCGCAGCTTGGGTGAGTGCATTGTCGGTCGCGTGCACCTGCCGATGGATGGCGTGAGGGAGTTTGTAATCCCCCTCGTAAACGCCACATCAAAGGAAGACCTACGGAAGGCGCTGTCGACACACGGCGTCTCTGCAATCGGAAGAGGATGGGATAGACTTATGGCCTACACAAATACATGGATACAAAACCTACAGACCACGACTGTTGCCGACGAGGCGCACTCGCAGTTCGGGTGGACGGACGACGAATTTACGTCGTTTGTCATCGGCGACCGCGAGATCACTGGAGACGATATCGGGTACAACCCGCCGTCGAGCGAGACCGCATGGGCATTCCCCGCGTTCGAGCCCGCGGGCACGCTTGAGGGTTGGGTTGAGGATGCGAACTTCTACGCACGCGACGGGCTCGAGCCCTACCAGTACATGATCTGCATGGCGCTCGCGTCACCACTCATGCGCTTTATGCCGGCTCACGCTGCGATCTTTGACATGTACAGTGACGGTTCCGGCCACGGCAAGACCACGACGCAGAAGGTCGCACTGTCGATCTTCGGTGATCCGGGTGAACTGCTCATCACGGCAAAGGACACGATGAACCACCGCTTGAACCGATTGGAGAATATGAAGGACATCGCTGTCCAGTTCGACGAGTTTACGGAGTTCCCCACAGACCAGATGTCGGACCTCATCTATCAGATCCACGGCGGTAGGCAGAAGGGGCGCATGTCATCTGGCGCGAACGCCGAGCGGTATCGTGGCGAGCCTTGGCACCTGACTGTTGGCACATCGTCAAACGCGAGCATGTTGTCAAAAGTGCGCACGATAAAAAGCGCACCCGACGCTGAGACACAGCGCGTCTTGGAGTACCACGTGCAGCCGCACAACTTCACGACCAAGGCCGAAACCGACGAGTTCGCGACCCGTATCGGCAAGAACCGCGGCCATGCGGTTGTCCCGTTCGTGCAGTATATCATTAACAATCGCGACACTGTCCGCGAGTTGCTGACCAGCGTGCAGCGTAAACTGGACAGCGAGCTTAACCTGATGGCGCAGAACCGCTTCTGGTCAATCAGTGCCACGGTCACGATCACCGCACTTATCATTGCGCGCGAGCTAGGCTTGTTGGACTACGACATCCCAAAGCTGCACAAGTTTGCGGTAGACCTGATCGACAGCAACCGCAGGGCGGCCGTCGAGGCTACGGCGACGATCGAGACCAACGTAAACAACTATGTGAACGACAACTACGGCAGCATCCTCTGGATCAAGAGCACCGAAGACAATCGCGGCATGAACAGCGGTCTGGGCAACAATGGCAATGGTCTGGACTCTCTTGTTGTGCCGGAACAGCAGCCCAAGGTCCGGTTTGTTGCCCGCTACGAGACAGACACCAAGTATCTATTCCTCGTGCCGAAACCGTTGCGTGCGTGGTGTGCGAAGAACCGGATCAACTACGACTCCTTTGTGAAAGAGGGCATGGCAAAGTTGAACGGCCGCAAGGCCAAGGTGCGCCTCAGCAAGGGTACCAAGATGAACCTGCCACCGACAGATGTCATTATCCTTGAGTGTGCGCAGATGGAACTCCCAGAGGGCCCTGAAGATGGCGGTTCTGAAACTTGACGACCTCGACCCCGACGGCGTCCCGATCTTTATTGATTGGGACGCGATGCGGGTTTCTGCTTCGGTATTCATCCCCTGCATGAATACCAGTTCTGCCATTAAGCAATGTGGCAGGGTATTTGCGCGGCGCGGGTGGCAAATGCGGGTTGTTATATGCGAGGAACGCAACATTTTGGGGGTTCGCATCTGGCGAACCGCATGATATAGACGGAGCCGACAGGGTGTCTACTGTCTTTCTCCGCCAAACTGGCCCCCACTTCGGTGGGGGCCTTTTTTATTCCCAGATGGTTGCTGGTCCGTATTGGCTCGCAAGCTCCATGGTGCGACGGATGTTCTGGTCGCTGAGGTTGACGCCGTGGTGCATACGATCCGTTGTCTTCATGTTGGCTGTTAGCGACGCTTCTTTGGTCTTGGGAGTGATCTCCGCATCGCCGGGGTGACGCCGGTTAAACTCTGCGATCTCCTGCTCGACCTCGCGGAACGTGGTCCTGTCCCCCGAACTGAACGCCTGATACCGCATGGACAGCAACTTTGAGCGCTCTTGGCGGATCGCGTTGTCGATGCGTGACAGGGCAGCGTTCTGGTCCAGCTGACGGGCGTATGCTGCAGGCATAAAACCAACGGCCTGAGCGAGGACACTTGCAGG